TACATTGTCGATAAAGACGGTAATCAGGCTAATGCGTCAGAAGTTACCGTTCCTTCTGACCGTCACTTTCGTGGTGCATGGTCATTGAGTGGCAAAGTCATATCAGAAGATATGGATAAAGCCAAAGAGATATTTAAAGATAAAATCCGTGAAGTGCGTCTGCCTCTGCTTGATGCGGAAGATGTAGTATACATGAAAGCGATGGAAGCAGATGACGCATCTGCCAAGACAGCTTCTGTAACAAAGAAGAACGCTTTGCGTGATGCACCAGCCGCATCAGCCATAAGTAGTGCTGACACAATAGACAAACTCAAGGCGGCTTGGGATGCCAGCTTGCTCGGCGATAGTCCTTATTCATGAGGTGTACAATGACCAATCCTATCTCATGGATTTTTAACAAACTCGGGAGGCTGTTCATGCCACACCTTTATAACCTTAATCCACAGCTCAAGGGCAAAAAGAAAGAGCCCGAGATTGTGAAACCCAAGGCTCCCCCAAAAAAGCGAGGGCGTCCGAAGAAAGGTAAGTAATGCTTGCTGAGCTTGCCGCAGCAAATGCTGCCTTTGCTATTATCAAAAAAGCTATAAGCAACTCGGGAGACCTTGCCAAGGCTGGTAAGGCTATATCTGACTTTGTCATCGCAAAGGAGGAGCTCCAGCGCAAAGGCAATAAAAAGAAAAAGCCCGGTGTCAATTCTTCAGACCTCGAAGAGTTTATAGCTCTCGAAAAAATACGGCAGCACGAAGAGGAGCTCAAACAATTTATGATTTATTGCGGCAGACCGGGGCTCTGGCATGATTGGCAAAAATTTCAAGCAACCGCTCGCAAAGAAAGACGAGTGCAAGAAGAGCTTCGCAAAAGAAGGCGAGCAGAAATTGCAGAGAATATTGGATTGGGTGCTGTGGGTCTGCTTATCGCTACTATGGTGGCTGCTCTAGTTGCTTGGGCTGTTTGGTTGAAAGGGGGATTTAAATGAGTGCAGAAGACGTAGCCAGAAAGCTGTTAGAGCTAAAGATACTGCCACGATTTATGATGCTTTGCATGACAGGCGTTTACATACGTTGCATCGAGTGGGCTTTATCTCAGCCTGATTTAACAACACAACAGGCCAGCCTGATATCGGTGGTCACCGGTGCCATGACTGGGTCGCTAGCGGTCTGGCTCAATTCAGAACGATGAAAGAGTTTGTCCTCGTCATCTCTATGTGGGGCCACACCGGCATTGAGTGGGTATACGTTGGCAATCAGGTTGTATTGCAGCAGGCGATGACACAAAAGCAATGCCATTACTTGTTGCAGAAGGACATGTGGAAAGCCACATACAACAACGAGTTTTATAAAATGAACATCCAATGTTTTCCAAAAGATTGCGCTGGCAAGAGAGTGTGTGACTGATGCCCAAGGTGAGCGAGAACACCGAGGTCGCGCTTCCTCTTCGGAATATCATCAGCATGTTAGCAGCGGTTTCTGTTGCGACTTGGGCATATTTTACACTGACCTCAGAAATACATGGCATCAAAACAAGTATAACCATGATGAAAGCTGACCTAGAACAAAACACAGAGTTCCGCATCAAATGGCCCCGTGGTGAAATGGGTAGCCTGCCTGCGGACAGTGAGCAATTCATGCTGATAGAGCATCTGGCTAAGGAGTTTGAGAAACTAGCGACAGACATTGAGAGTGGCAAAGCGCCCTATGACCAGCAGCAAAAATTGACCCTTGAATTTTATGAGAAACGGATAACCAGCCTAGAAGAGGCTCTGGAGAAAATGCGGAACGGTGGTTGAGCTTACGTTTGTTTTATTGCTGGTAATGGGCGGCGAGAAAGTCGAATACACGCCCTATAAATCTTTGGGCGAATGCCTGTCTGTGAGGCGCAAGATTAAACGCAACGTGGGGCATACAAACAATTTTGACCAGAAGTGGTCATGCAAAGAATACAAAGTGATGATGTTGAACGGTGAGATACTGGAGTTTTTAGAATGATACAGGCATTGATAGGCCCGGTCACCGGGTTGCTCGACAAGTTTATCGAGGACAAAGACCAGAAGGCAAAGCTCGCCCATGAGATAGCCACGATGTCAGAGCGACATGCTCAGGAAGCTTTGCTTGCTCAGTTAGAAATCAACAAGGCAGAGGCCGCATCAGGCTCACTGTGGAAGGGCGGCTGGCGTCCGGCGGTTGGGTGGGTCTGCGCGATTGCGTTTGCATACCATTTTATTCTCAAAGACCTTTTGGTTTTTGGCGCGAGTTTAGCCGGGCATGAATTGCCTGACCTTCCTGAGTTTGACATGGGTACATTACTCACTGTCCTCGGTGGAATGCTCGGGATTGGTTCACTTAGAACCTACGAGAAACAGAAAGGGCTGACGAAATGAACGGCAACTTTGAGCAATGCTTGGAGTGGCTGCTGAAGCATGAGGGCGGTTTTGTAAATCACCCTGATGACCCCGGTGGTATCACCAACAAAGGCATCACACTGAACACTTACAGCCGTTGGCTGAGTGAGGTTATGGACATAGATGCAGAGCTCAACGAAGACACTATGCGTAATATCCCGGACGCCCACGTTGAGCAGATTTACCGGCAAGAATACTGGAACCGCGTGAACGGTAACGACCTCCCGTCTGGTGTGGACTGGGCTGTGTTTGACTGGGCTGTGAACTCTGGAACTGGGCGAGCAGCTCGCATGGTTCAGCGCTGTGTAGGCGTTAATGCAGATGGTGCTATCGGTCCCCTCACCCTTGCCGCTGTGCGTGGTCACGGAGATACCAGATTGATAGAGCAGCTAACTCAAAGGCGGCAGGCATTCTATGAACGTCTCAAAACTTTTGAGCATTTCGGCAAAGGCTGGACCCGGCGCAATGAAGAAACCAAGGAGCAGGCGTTTAGCTTGGTAAAGTCATGAGAAAGTTTAAGGAAGTCCCGAAGGATAAGAAGAGTGGCCTGCCCAGAAAATATGTGAGGGGCAGCAAGAACCCTGCCGCAACTCGCAGAGAAATCAGCCGGACACGCAGGCTGTATAGGATGGGTAAGCTGACCCCGGCGATGATGGATGAAATAAGCAAAAGAAGGAGTAAGACATAATGCCTAGTTTTAAAAGTGTTCCCGGTGCTGGTCGGTTCAGTGAAGCTACACTGAACAAAGTTTACAGGAGGGGACTTTGGCGCATTTTATTCAAGCGGTAGCAGACCCGGTCAGAGCGCACACAGTTGGGCAATGGGCCGCGTAAAATCTTTTGTAAGCGGAAAAGGCGGCGCTCGTAAAGCTGACAAAGATTTATTGAAAGGTAAGAAGTAATGGCAAAGACAGCGAAGAAAGAGAAATTCGATAAAAAGGTAGCTGCCAAGGCGATGAAGCTCATGAAGGAGGGCAAGCCTCGCAAGCAAGCGTTTGCTATCGCCTATGGCATGGTAGGTTCTGGCAAAGCCTAGAGCAAGGTTATCGACCTAGCTTTACCGGGCATCATATCGATCCAGCCTCGCTCTTTCAAAGCAAACAAATACCGATGGACGGACGTTGGGCTGGTTCTTTGCGGCAAAACTTGTTGACCGTCTACCCTGCCCACTCCTATCTCCCGGACGGATGGATAGTACCCATTGACCTTGTGGTACACCCTAAGAAAATCATAAACCTGTTGTTGCTTCGGCGTTAGACCCATCTTCTGCATCGCTTGCCTCCTTTGCTTCTACTGACAGAGCCGCGTTGTAGCTCTTGCGTTTCTCTTCCAACTCACCACTGAGCGTCGGGTCAATCTTGTCCAGAGTTTCTTGGTTCAGCTCCTTCAACAACTTCAACTTGGTGCGCCTCTCGGCATGGGTGAATTTTTCGTATTGCCGCATCTCAAGCATTTTGTCTGCATACTCTGTAGCCCACTCTAAATCGCTGTCATATTGGATGGGCTCCTTACCCGGCAGGGTCAGAAACAGAGGCTCAGGAGGCTTCACCCCCTCAGTCTCGCTAGGTTGCCCGCTGAGAGCCTCGACTATGTTTTGCATAGTATCACCATCGGACGATACGACTGGCGCTTGTACGCCTTTCCCAGAGCTTTGTTTTTCAGCGGGGGGATAGTCCTTTGCTTCTTCGGTAGTGATGAGCCCCTTGATAGCGTCCGGGAAGGCATCACGCAGGGCAAAACCTCTTGCTCGCAACTTCAACATGCGGTTCGGGTAATACTGCCACGTTCCCCGCTTGCTCGTCAGGCCAGCTTTGTTTGCTTCGGCTATGCTAAAAGTTCCGCGAGTAGTTTCAATCTCACCGTTTTCCATCTCGCGTTTAACCTCGCAGACAGCGGTGTCACCCTCAATCTGTTCGTGCATTCCCCGAAAAGCAGGGTGCGCTTTGACCAAAGCCAGCATCGCATCACCCCACATAGATGGCTTGCCATTGATGACCGATATGTTTTGGAGGGCCTGCATGGGAGCCAGCCCCAGCTCATAGCCCCATTGGATAGCGACCAGAATATTGGCTGGCTTGCCTTGATAGTGGTCAGGAACCATACCTGACTTGGACAAAACCTCGGAAAACTCCATAGCCTCTGTCAAAGTTTTGGGTTCAAGAATTGTTAGCTTACTCACCGCTTACCTCCTTTACTGAAAAGCTGAGACTTTCGATGAACTCGCCTGTCTCCACCATTCTTTTCTTTGGTTTGTTTACTGTTTGTGACTTGATTACAAAGCCCGGTAGCTTTGCATGTTCAACCTCCAAGGCATCCAGCGCAAAAACGATAGCGTCCTTGACCTCTGACTTTGTCTTGCTCCAAGCATTTGCTTCAGCACTAGCTTTGAGATAATCAGTGCAGAGCTGCTCAAGGTCCACGTTTGTTTTCGGCAAAAGCTCAGTGATATCTATCACCTCGGCCTCAGGCTTTGCCGCTTCATCCGGGTACTCGCCATCTGTCCTGACCAAATGCCAAAATTCATCATAAGCGTTGAGCATAGCAGCAACGAGCTGGTCATTGTATGGCACGGGATAGAAGTGCAGCTTGCCAGACTGGTCCATGCAGGCAATGATACCCCACTTGATATCTGAGCATATCATCTGATGTTGCACCTGTATCAGCCATTCCGGGTGAGGTTTGCCCTGATGATAGAAGTCAGTCTTTATCTCGCAGATGCCCTCACCGATAAACCGATGACCCTCAAGCAACAGTTCTTTTTCCAGATTTATGATGCGGTCTATGGAACTGGCTATGCCGATGTCATCAAGAACATATGCCTTTGTCGGCTCAAACATTTCGACAGCGCCGCCTGTTGCTATCTCCAGCTCCTCTTGCGCCCAAGGTGCTACACCATATTCCATATGCTTGCCCCGGCGCAGAGCGCTAGCATTACGCATTCTCTCAGGCAGAAGCTCAACCCCTGCCCTTGTCTTTTTGAATTTGTCTAGCTTGCTCTGACGAGTGTCACCGTATTTGTTTTTGTGTAGCACGATGACCGGCCCGTCAGATGAGCCTATCTGATATCCTGTTTTGGTGAGCTTCGGCATTAGTTGAGCACTCCCCCGTTCGCTACATAGCAAACGTCATCGAGGGCGCAGGCAATCCACATGAATGCCCACAACTCAACCAATATTAGAATACCGAGGATTGTGTACCCTGCTATCAGGGCTATCTGTTTTATCTGACTGTTCTGTTTGTGCTGTAGTTCTGTTGCAATAGGGATACTATACATTATGCGACATTTATCTCTAACCATTTGTTTTTCCTCATCTGGGTTGTGTACAGGTCCTAGACCATTTCATTCATTTACCAGACCCGCCCTTTAGGAATGTTCCGGGCTCATCTAAATCATCTCTTTGTTGTAATTTGTCATGACCCTCGATGTTCATCAGATATGGGTCATAGGTAAGTTTTTCCGAGCCTCGTCTTCTTGGGTCTGCGGGAAGCAAGCCGCGACAACGTGTATTGAGCATCGCTACAATAGATTGCGCTGCCATTGTTTTGTCGATATTTCGCAAACTGTTTGACTGCATAATCCTATCCAGCTCATCTGCCGTTTGTCTCATAAGTGGTATTAGACCACGCACATGGTCTACGTGCCACATTGGTACATCGACACGACGGCTAAACCTTAACAGTCCGTGACGCAATGCACCAACCGTTGGATTATATCTGACTTTGCGCTTACCGCCCATAGCGTTTGCCTCCTGTTTGTAAACTGTACCAATTTTGTCCACATAACAATGTCAACTGGCTATACGCTTGGGTGTAAAGTCACTTGACGCTTTTTTTGCTTGCGCTCTGTTATAGCACTGATGACAACTAAATAAGTCATGAAGCGCAGTTTCTGATAGTGTTTTGATATGAAATTTAGTGTAGTCCATCATTTTGTTTTCCAACACTTGACTCGCTTTGTAGCCTTTACCAGCACACTCAATCCATCCCTCTGCCAGACAGTCATCAATCATCTGTGAGGCGGCTTGCCTTGTGATCATAAGTTGCCGCGATATCTCTGATTTTGTGTAAAGTGACTTGTCATCGTGGTAGGCAACAAACATCATGCGCGAAAAAGTATTTCTAACAGGTGTCGAGTTAAAGTAACGCTGTATAGCATCATCCTTACGCTGGTTGCGTCCTTGGTACAATTCAATCTGCCACTGCGCTAGTGCGATAGCGTACTCACCTAG